GGTTATTTGAAGAATTAATTGAAAAACATTCTAATAAAGGTGATATAGTAGTAGATCCTTATGGTGGAAGTGCTACTACAGCTTTAGCAGCAAAGAATACAAACAGACTTTATTTATGTTGCGAACCTTCCGATGAATATTTTCAAAAGGGGTATAATAGAGTAAATAATTTGACAAATTAATAAAGGAATATTATGTCAGCAAAATTAAAATTAGTAGCCAACAATCCTACACCAAGTGATATTGCAGTTATGTGTAAATCAGAAAAATGGGGAAATGTTGAAGAAATGAATATTGATAATTTCGTGTATGAAGTTAGTCCAAACGAATATGCTCCAAAAATGGATTCTATAATACAATCTAGAACGTACACTTATGATCCAAATTTTGTAGCAAAAAATGTACGAAAAGCAAAAAACGGAGAATGTTTTAGTGATCCAGCAACTATTATTTATTTTCCAGAAGAAACAGAAATTGATGGTGAAGTAATTCCTTCTAATTCTTATAGATTGGTTGATCGTACTCATGGAATGGTGATTGATAAGTATATCGGAAAAACCAAGAAAAAATGTAATATCGTAAATTTTAAACATGATCTTGATTCAAATGTATTAAGAATTTTTCGTTTCGCTAATAAATTGAATGAAGAAATTAAAGAAGAACAAGGACTTGAAGATGAAGCTATAAGAAATGAAATTTGGAGATTGATGGATCAAAGAATTTCTGAAGGAAAAGACGCAAAACCTTCAGACGAAGAACGACAAAGTTTTTTTGATGATTATTCTCAAATGGATGAAGCACAATGGAGGAATTGGGTTTCAAATCATGTTTCAGGTGGTCGTAGAGCTCCAAACATAGCATATAGTAAAGATGAACTGCAGGCAACTCTAGAAACATTAAAAAAAATGAAACAGTATGAGGATTATATAATTCTCCAACCTAGAACAATAAAAGCATGGACCGGTGAGGCTATAGGTAGTGCACTCATGCAATGTTGTGAAGGATATGTTAATGGTGAAGGTAAAAAAGTACAACCAAGAAAAGTGTTAATACCTCTCTATGCAAGTAACCGGAAACAATACGAAGATTTAAAAGATGGAAAAATGGAAGCCAACATTAAGTCTAAGTTTAAGGATCTAGAAAAGTTTTTGGAATTTGATAAATTTGAACACCTTATGCTGAAATATTAAGCATAAATAATTTCATGGAATTACAGCAGTTTAAAGAAGTTAGTCGATTGTTTATGGATTACGATGGAGAAGTCCAGATTAATCCATTTGCAAAGGTTCATTGGGGTACTGTTCAAGAGAACTACCTCAATGGAAAACTGTTTGTTGACAATGATAAAAACTATGGTATAATAGGTAGTGAGGCTAAAACAAGTAGAGAAGTAAAAGATTTTTCTAATCAAGTTGTTGGTCAAATTAAAGTAGGAGATATCTGTATCAAGAGATTTTTCTACAAAGAAGGATATAGAGAAAATGTAGTAAATCATATTTCGAAAATGAGAGAATCAACATTCGGAGATCGTGATTTATGGTTTACTCATATTAATATGGAACATGAAGGAGATAAAGCGGTTGCTAAAGAATTTAATGCAACTTGGTTATCTTCAAGAATAGACGCGGTAGCAGCAGAAGTTAGAGGAGTATATTATTCTGGAGAACAAAAACAAATAGGATTAGGAAAACATGAAAATATTCCTTGTTGTAGATTAGATTATCCATACATTGAAGGATTAGATGAATTTTCAGAAGAATTAGATGAATACGTGAAAGATGGATGGGGAATAGCAGACCATCAAAAATCTTATGGTGGAAAAGATAAAACATGGACATCTATCGAAATAATACCATTAATAGTTACTTATGGTACTAAAAAAGCAAAACAAGGTCTTAGAGGTGATTTAAACGAAGAATATATTAAGAGATTTCCCATTATTGAGAATATTATCAATCAGATAACCACTTTTGATGACTGTTTATGGTTAGCAGTTGCTAAAGTTTCTCCAAATGGGGGTAATATATCAAGACATAGTGATAAAGGAATAGATAAAATGAATGCTGGAATACAGATTGGTAAAACAGCAAGAATACATTATGTTTTGAAATCTAATCCTGAAACATATTTTCAATTACAAGACCTTCAGGGAAAGACTCATAAATATTCTATGAAACAAGGTGAATATTGGTATATGGATAAGAGAAAACCCCACTCCGTATACAATAAAGGTGATACATTTAGGTATCACATGATTTTTGATATGAAAGTAACACAAGATTTATGGGACCATTTGATTTTATAAAAGCAATCAATACACATAAAAATATCATGAAAGATGGTGATCCATTGGCTGAAAAGGATTATATACCTTTTCTTATCAATCGTGGTTTATCGTTTTTTCAAGATACTGTTATACAAGTCAATGAAATGAATAGGTTACATTTTATTGACCACAAGCTCCAATTCGATTATTTGCTAAATAACATTAGACCAAGAAAGAGATGGTCTAAGTGGTTGAAACCAGACAAAATTGATAATCTAGAACTAGTCAAAGAGTATTTTGGTTTCGGTAATGAAAAAGCAAAGGATGCTCTTGAAATCCTTTCTAGTGAGGATATCGAAGAGATTAAGAGAAAACTTGCAAAAGGTGGAATGGAGAAAAATAATGACAGTAAACATAGATGAGATGGTGGAATGTACATTAACAGAACCTGATGATTTTTTAAAAATTAGAGAGACATTGACTAGAATTGGAGTAGCATCCAGAAAAGATAAAACTCTGTATCAATCATGTCATATATTACATAAACAAGGAAGATATTTTATTGTACACTTTAAAGAATTATTTGCACTTGATGGTAAACCAACCAATTTTTCAGAAAATGATCAAGCGAGAAGAAACACAATAGCAAACTTATTAGCAGAATGGGGATTAATTAAATTAGTAAATCCTGATCAATCTTCTGCATTAGTTGTCCCGTTAAATCAATTAAAAATTCTAGCATATAAAGAAAAAGATGAATGGGCATTAACCGCAAAATACAATATTGGAAGTAAGAAAGTAAATTATGAGTACGGCGAAGAAGAAGGTGGTAACTAAAACAGAGTCATCACCAACAACCAATACAAGTACATCTTTAAAATTTTACAGATTGAACGAACAAGCCATATTACCAACATTTGCAACAAAACAATCAGCTTGTTTTGATTTATATGCAAATTTGATAAATGGTGAGGAAGTTCAGTATTATCAGGCAATAGCTACTAAAGTACTACCCAGAAAAGTTTCATTTGATATAAATAGTAATAGATCATTTATACCAATCAATAATGAAGAAAGAATGTTGATCCCTCTAGGGCTTATCGCAGATATACCAGAGGGATTTTCTGTTAGATTACATTCGAGATCTGGTATGGCATTTAAACAGGGAGTTTATCTTACAAATTGTGAAGGGATTATCGATAGTGATTATGTTGATCCAATGTTCGCAATGATTACGAATATGAGTAATGTACCCGTAAAGATTTATGATGGAGACAGGATATGCCAAGGAGAACTAGTTCGATGTGAAAAATATACATTGGATGAGTCTGATGAAGCACCAACTCAAAAAACAGATAGAGAAGGTGGATTTGGTTCAACTGGTACGTAAATAACTACCAGTTAGTCTTTAACTTAATTTAACGGAGTTTATATGTTAGATAAAGCAGTCGGATGGATGCGCAGCCTTACCGAAGCCGGAATTGCATTAATCGCTCTTGGAGTGGTTTTACAAGTAATCTGGCCAGGAGCCGCAGCGATTCCATTTATTGGAATAGACATTGTAGGAAACGTTCTTGCCCTAGTTGCAAAACTTGGTGGAGAAGGTCTTGTAGGTCTAGTTGCGTTATGGGTTCTTTGGGGCATCTATAGTAGAGGTCAGTAAAGGATCTTGACAAATCCAAATTCCATGATATAATAAACCTAAGTGAATTTTATATTATGGAAGTAGAACTGAAGGGGTACAAACTACTGTTTGGCCCCTTCTTTTAATTACAAGTAATGATGGAAGCAAAATTTAAGTTAGTAGTAAAAGACTCTGGTGAATATACAGCAGATTCGTTTAGTGAACTAATTTGGATAGTTATAAAACACAGATTTGAACACTTCTTCAAAGGAGAAGGGTTCATTGACTGAGGTTGTCCATAGTGGAAACCTCTTTTACACAACGATTGCTCAAGCGAAAGAGAATCGTTATTTTATTAACCTCGCTTTATAAGGAGGAATTATGGTACTTCGCGCAGCACACACCCCTTTAAATTTTGGTGATTTAGAAAAGGTTCTAGGATTTTCCGTAGGATTTGATTCAATGTTTGATCGTTGGGAATCGGTTTTTGATTTCAATACGGCTCAGAACAATACAAAATATCCCCCATACAACATTCGGAGAGAAGGAGATGAAAAATATTTCATCGAACTTGCGATTGCTGGTCTAAATGAAGATGATTTGGAAGTTTCATTACAGAATCAAGTTCTTAATATTCGTTCTAAGAAGGAATCGGATCAGGAACCAGAAGATAATTATGTACATCGTGGAATTGCTAAAAGGCAATTTGAAAGAGAATTTACATTATCTGATGACATTGTAGTTAAGGGTTGTGATTTAACGAATGGAATGTTAACCATTGAACTTGAAAGAATAATTCCAGAGGAAAAACGAGCACGTTTAATTCCTATTGGAAAAAATAAAGTCAAGTCGATTAACTAATTCGATGCGCCCATCAATACTTTTGTATTGGTGGGCTTTTTTGTTATCTAAATATTAGAAAAAAAGGAGAAAATATGTGTAATAACGAACATTGTCATTGTGAGGGTTGTACTTGTGATCCTTGTGAATGTTCAGCAGATGATCTGTGTGGATGTGAATAATTTTTGAAAGGTTATAATGCTTACAATATTAGGAAGTGTATTAGGATTTGCTACTTCTACTGTACCTACCATAATGGACTTCTTTAAAGAAAAAGAAGAGAAGAAAGCAAAACAAGAAGAATTTAAATTACAGATAGAAGCAAAAAAAGCAGGTGTAGATTTAGACATTAAATTGTTTGAAGCAAAAAAAGATTTTGATGAACAGAAAATGCTTCTTGAACATGATAAGGCATTAGGTCAACAAGGGGGTTTTATAAACTCGTTAAGAGCATTTGTAA